GGCCCTATAAACTTAAAATGTTTATGGGATTTTTCATATTGTTTCATTATTTTAGTTATATCAACACTAGAGAGCCACGTATTGGGCTTTGACGACCAAGTTTCGGGAGAAAACGGCTTAAATATTTCTTTTATTAATAATTCTTTATTATTGACTTTACTTAATGGTGTTTTTTCTAACCAACATAATTCGTCATAGCATTGTTTATCTAATTTTTGCTTGAAAAAATTCCATATTTCTTTACTATTATTAGTCAAAATTTTGTTGCTATTATTAGCATTCCACACGTTTTTAAATAATTGCAAATTATTACGCGTATAGCAAGTATAGTCTTTTAATTCAGTGTCGACATATTTACTTTGATATGGAGAGCATTTGAGTTTGCGAAATTTACGCGTATTTTTTTTAAATTTGCGACTTAATTTCTTAAATGTATTATACATATTATTTTATAGTATTATTTAATATAGTAATATAAAATAATTTTTTAACTGCGTTTTTGTGGAAGTATTTTTCTTTTAGTGTTTGAGCTTTTTCTAACAACAAACAAATCTAAATTTGTTATGCATTTTTTAGCGCACATACTATTTAGTGTTGCATTATGTAAATTGAAATCATTTAAAGAGGCGTCGTCGCAATAATTCGACTTGTTATTGAAGTCTTTAAGCTCTTCTTTTATAGAGTTTTTGAGCTTTTTTTCCTTTAAATGGCTTATTAAATTTAATATGTATAACAAATAATAAAGCTTGTATTTCTCTCCGTTTGCTATTTTAGTGTCGTCGCTATTGCTATTGCTATTGCTATTGCTATTGCTATTTTCTATGAGTTTTTCTAAAGTTGTTGTATTATATTTAATTATTTGATCTTTGTAAGTGGCTATGTTTTCTTCTATATTAGTATAAATGTCTTTTAATAAATAATTAGTGCTGAGTAATTGATCTAATTTATTTGTTCTAAAAGACGGGTTATGATTTTGGTTTGCAAAATAGCGTAAATCAATATTGTTTATTGCTAGGTCGGCTTTTTGCTTGTCTAAAGTTTCTTGTTTTAATCTCTCGAGTTCTAAGTTTTCTTTATCTTTTTCTTTTTCTTTTTCTTTATCTTTATCTTCAATTAAATCTATACTTACTACTTTTAATTGTTTTGATTTTTTCTTTTTTTCTTTTTTTTCTTTAGTTTCTTTTAATGTGGTGCCAGTATTAAGCATTTTATTATAAATTTATTTTATATTTTTTAATTGAACTCGTGTTGAATTATAAAATAATTCGTTGCCAATTGTAGAAAATCTATTTGGATTAAAGTCTTGAAATTGTTGTTCTCTAAATAATAAATGGCCATCTAAATTTTCATTTTTGGGTGCAAAATTAATGTTGTTTACATATAAATCACTGGTACTAGGTGGAATATATGCTTTTTGGTCTGCCTTTTGTAGAGCAAAAAACTGATTTCTCAAAGTAGACTCTCGATCTACATTAGAAGCAAACCCGCAATAATGCATTTTTCTAGTTCCAGGAAAGAACACGGAACTAGTATCATAATTATTATAATTTTGTATAGGTTCTACTGATTTTACTAGCGGTGCAACAGTCGGCATAAATGTATATTTAGTATTTACTGGCCTAAATGAAAAGTTCATAGTTAGACCACCTGATGGATAGTTTCTACTAGAAATTTCACTATTTATAAAATTTTGTTTTTCAAAGTTAGCCAGCTTTATATTGTAAACATTATTATCAATAGTTACACTCATTATTAATAATATAATATATATAATTAATAAAATAATATAATTATATATATTAAAACTAAAAATAAAAACTAAAAATTAAAGAAAACTGCGAAACTGCGAAACTGCCAAAAAAAAACCTATATAGTTTATAACATTAGCTCTATATTGTTTTCTACAGTTAATCTATTAACGCTTAATATTATAATTTAAATAATATTTAAAATTATTCAAATTATGCTTATGCTGTGTTTTGCTAGTAAGCATTAGTGCCTTATATTCTCTCACTAGACTAGCCCTATGATTGCGTTGATCCTTCTTAAATTGCATGAGCCTGTTTTTCTCTTGTGCCTTTAAATAGTCTAGGTCAAACATATTTGACATAAGATTATGATTAGATAGCAAGCTCATTAACACGAGCGCTGATGTTGCCATATTAACTTAATAATAAATAATAAATAATTAATAATTAAAAGAAGAAATCAATTTTTTTTATTGTGAGCGTCTTCTATAATAACGCCGTGACTTACTTTTATACCCTTGAGCAGTAAACTGACTTAACGGGGCGTTGCTTAGTCCCTGCTCAAGATTTGTATTTATATAAGATTGAAATTTCCACGCGTCAGGCACCGCTAGCTCTTGTAATTGTGAAATAGGTGTTTGTAATTTATTCAAAGTATACCGACTAAAGGTGTGAATTTGATTAGTTAAATGTTGAAATAACTTTCTGCACACTTCGGGATCATTTTTAATAAGATAAACTACTTGTTCCTGCATTTCCGGGTTATCTGATACAGCAACTAATAATTGTTTAAGCTCATAACCAGAGAGATCACTAATGTTTACTTTATCTTTACCTTTACCTAAACGACCCTTGTAAGCTAGTCTTTGTGTTTTACTTCTATTGCCAACATTTTTTCTACGATTAAGTGTTTTTTTACGCATTTATTTTTATTAGTATATATTAATTATATTATAATATAAAAAAATATATTAATAATAATATTAGTTTATAAATCTATTAGTTTTCAATACCCGTTTTATCATTAGTAAACCAAATCATTTTAATAGTATGCATATTATTTCTAATAATTTTATACGATATGCTTAAAGCATAAAAACTTATTAATTTATAATAGTCTTCTTTTATTATCCAATTTAATACTTCCTTATAATTATTATAGTTATATGAAATAAGCACTATGTTCGGTATAAAATGCTGAATTTCTTTATGTCCAATAGTTTCAAGCTCTGCCCACTTCTCATTTTTTCCAAATAATTCATAATTATAGTTGTCCAGTATAAATTCATCCATGGAACCATAATCCTTTATAGAATAATTATACAAATCCAAATATTTCGTTATATTAGTCTCGCTCATAACAATAAGCTCTACGCTTTTTTTAACACTAGCAATTAAATCATTAGCCTTAAGCATTTTTCTGTTACCATAAACATATATTGACTTAGTCAATTTTTTTTATCATTCTTTATCATTCTTTATACATTTTTTGTATGATGTTTTGTTAATTTATTATTTATTTCTACAATACATTGACTTGTAGAAGTTTCAAATAAGTCCGGTATAAACGAGTGAATTAGTGCTTTAATTGCTGAAATAAATAATATAGCAACATAATTTAAAGAAACAAACATATGTTCAAAATAGCCCATATTCATTGCTTTTAAATGTTTAAATTCGAAAAACATTTTTTCTATAACATAATATAATAATATTTTTCTAATAACTTTTATAAAAAAAGGTATTAATATTATGAATTATATTATTTATATGATATAACGTATAACTTAAATATAATAAACCAATTATTAGTGCTACCATAGTTCTAGATATAGTATAAGGCCAATAAGGTAAATAATATACTATTGCTAATGCTATTAGGCCAAATACATATATAATATTATTATATGCAAAATGGCTTTTAACATTTAACAATGGATAAAAACCTGCAATGTGCATAATTAGCCCACCAATTAAAATTCCTAACAATTGTTCTCGCTTACTCTTATTATAGGAGTCAATTAAACCAACAATTCCAAATAATAAGAAGTTTAAACTTACATATTTAATATAAGAATTAAAATAGTATATTAATGCTAAAACAAGAGGAACTAAAACCCAACTTAATTCACCATTACCTATTTTATAATGATAGTAATAAATAGCATTGTTTTTGAATGTTAGTTCCATTATTATTTTTGTAATTATATATAACTAATTTTTATAATTTTATAATTATTATAAAGTTTTCAAAATATTAATAGTTAGTTATATATAATGACATCTAAAGTAGTCGGCGAAGGTACATATGGTTGTGTATTAAAACCGCCAATTTTATGTAATGAAACTAGTAATCTTGTAGCGCAAGATTATGTTAATAAAATATCCAAAATAATGACTAGACAACACGCTATTAATGAAAATGCAGAATATAGCGCAATAAATAATATACAAGGTTTAGATAAATATGCTATTACTGGTCCGCTATTGTGTAAGCCTTTATTGGACAAAAATTTTAATGCTAGCGTTAAAAAATGTAAAACGCTAAAAGTTAAAACCGCATTTAATAATGCTAAGGATGATTTACGAATGTTATTATTAGAAGACGGAGGCTTAAGCATATATGATCATATAACTAAAGTATTTATGCTACAAAGCCTAGACGAAAAAAAAGTCTTTTTGACCTCACTAATAAAATTGTTTGACGGGCTACTCTTTTTTCAGTCTAACGAAATTATGCATAGAGATATTAAATTAGCCAATATGGTATATAATGTAAATAACGGTAGAGCAAAATATATTGACTTTGGGCTAATGACAAACTTTAAAAGATTTGCTAAAAGATGTAGAGAAAATACTGAGAGATTAGGTATAAGTCACAGTTATTATGCGCCTGAAAATAGTTGCTCAAACAAATATTCGTTTAATTCTAATAAATTAAAATGCACCAAAATTAAAGAGCATTTTAAAACACACGAGGACTTTATTAGCTATTTACAAAAATCATTTGACATTTATTGCTTGTGCTTAGCATTATTAAATATGGTGAGTGTTTTAGATTATAGAAATAGTGGACTTAAAAAAGAAGCTATTCCAGGGTCGTTTTTTGAGGACTTTAGTATATTATTGCTTGGTTATGTTAAATATGATGTTAGTAAGAGAAATATTAATATATTGCAACTTAAAGAAAAGTATATAAGCTTACTAAAAAAACACAATTGTTATTTAAAGAAGGCCACGCAACAACCCTCCCCAGAAGTAATTGATGTTATAGAAAAAATAAAGAAAAAAGAATTTAAAGCCGACTTAGCCAAAATATGCCCTCCTGCTAAGCCTGTGCTAAATCCTTCTACAAACAGGTGTGTTGCTGACTGCAAAACAGGGTTTATTAGAAATAAGAGCTTTAGATGCGTTAAAATGAATTTAGCAAAGGATTTAGAAAATAGTAAGAAGAGTAGTAAGAAAAAAAGTAATAATAGTAATAGTATAACAAGAAAGAAGCACAACACAAGTTTAGTTGTTAATGATTCTTCAATTGCTAAAAAACAACTTTGTATAAGCAAAAATAAAGATTATAATCACATTACAAAACGTTGCAATGCTAAATGTCCTAAGCATAAAACACGTAATTCTCAATTTAAGTGCGTTTAAATATTAAATAGGAAAGAATAACATAAATAATGTATTCATTATTTTAGAGAATAATTAAACCAAATTTTACACACAATGACTTTAGAGATTTATTTATAATATTTAGTTATATTATAAATAAATATTAGAGATGATTGGCAGTAAACGTACAAGAGATTATGTTTATATGCTGTATGACAAAGAACAAATACCAGAATATAAACAACAGTTATTGGAAGAGCTAAAAGAATTTGATAACCTACCGGAACAGGCTACACAACATCCACGCGAAGATACCGATGCTATTAAGCCAATAAGTGAAGATATCGAAAAAAATGAAAGATTAATACGTGTTTCTAAGAATGAAAGCAAAAAATTACAAGAGAATATAGATATGTATGTTAAGGCAGTCGCTAACGAAAATGTAAAGATCGAAAAACTCGATGATCTTATCAAAGGGTTACAAAATGAAATAGCGGGTTATGTTAAGACACGTACTGAACGAACTGTAGAGATCGAAAAATACAATGAAGTTATAACGCATGATAAGAAGATTATCATAACTAACGAAAAATTAATAAGTAAATTGCAGAAAGAAGTGGCACAATTGACCGCTAAAATGAAAGACCCCACATCAAATGGTGGCAGAAGCAGACGAAGACATAAAAAAAGAGGCAAAAAAGCAAATAGTTATAGAAGAACCACACGAAGACATAAAAAAAGAGGCAAAAAAGCAAATAGCCATAGAAGAAAACACTAGAACTAATGAATTTTTATTATAAAAAAATTGAATATTACTTTTTATGTGTTTTTTTATAATTCTTCTTAGATTTCTTCTTATAATTCTTCTTAGATTTCTTCTTATAATTCTTCTTGGTTTTCTTTTTAGATTTCCTTTTATATTTTTTGCCACCAAAAGGTGGCGCTAATGGTAATTGTGTATATGGAGCTAACGGTAATAGTGTAGATGTAATAGGTATAAATTCAAATATTGGGGTTTCATTTTCTTCAATAGTACATTCTAAAACTCCATGTTCACGTTTTTCCTCTATAAAATAATACATTATGTTTTCATGCGTATAGTTTTCTTCAATAGTAGATGATGATATTGCAGGATCCAACTCAGTTCCGCCTGATCCAACAATATATTGGTGAATAGTCATTGTTTCAGTATCTGAAATAGTTAATTTAATTAAACCTTTTTGATATAAATGCAGATCAGAACATAAATAATAATAATTAGTAGAAGGTGGTAAATTTGTAAAAATTGCTGTTAAAACAGAT